AAGCGATCCGTTCCGTAAGATCCAAGAACGCCGGCAAACTTGTATACTGTTACTTGTCAATCAAAAGTTATATCGAATTTCCGTTTCAACCTTGGTCTTAGCAGAGCCAGTGTCCTTGGTCTCCAGTTTACCTTTAACTGTTACAGCATCAAACTTGAACTTGTATCCTGCTTCGTAACTGTGACCCTTAGTCATTGGTCCGATTTCAAAATACATGTTGTTCTTTGCTTTGTAACCTAGTCTTAAATGGTTAGTTGTCTTAGTATGATCCCACTCTTTCAACTCGTACTCATTCTTGTATTCTATATAGGGTGCGGCTTTAATGTCTAAACTTAAAAACATAAACACCGATCCTATGAATACCAAGGCTACAATCGTTTCTTTCCAATTCTTTTTCATATCATTACACCTTTATTAAAAGAGTATCTATTTAATAAGGGGTGTTAATATGGTAAAGGTCTTGTTAATCTTTGGTTAATGTTTCGTAAAGATTGGGTCGGGGGGATGCGTCCCCCCAGTTTATGCCGTCATGCGCTTAAGAGGCACCCAAAGGTTTTACAAATATGGCGCTGGCATATACAGACTTGAACCCGCTGTGTACACACCGTAGTTAGGTGTGAAGAGAGGTGCTATTAGACCTCCCAGTACAAGCGAAGCAAAGAATACAATGCCTAACCAACTTTTCATTTTCTTGATCATGCGAACCAACTTACAGCAATCATGATCGGTGCGACTAAAAGCACACCAAGTAGTTGCGCGATTGCAACCATCTGTTCTTTTTTAGAGGAAAGAAATTCCTCGCTTTTTACAAACTTTTCCATTGTTACGTCCTTATTGAGAATTAATTTCTATTTTTCTCGGACGCTGTTCTTCGGGTAGTTCCACTTTGAGTTTAATCACTAGTAGTCCATTGACGAATTCAGCTCCATCAACGACAACATGATCTGCAAGTCGGAATGTTTCCACGAATTTCTTCGTAGTAATCCCTTTGTGAAGATACTCGGTAGTATCCTCTTCAGGGTTGCCCCGAATGACTAGAACACCAGGCTTTGCCTCGATATCTAGGTCTTTCTTTTTGTAACCACCAAGTGCAAATTCCATGGCGTATTCCGTGTCAGAATATTTTACAATATTGTGACGAGGAAAACCCTTCTCGTTTGCGCCAGCGGCAGTTAGTCTTTCTATCTCATCCCATACATGGTCGAAACCAATGAAACGAGAGTGGGGGAACGAAAACACTTTACTTCTTGTAGTAACCATTGCTATCTCCTTATTTAATTTAAGCAAGATTGTTGTCTATCGTTCAGAATATTCTGCAACGACACTACTATATATACACGATCTAAGTTAGAAAGTCAAGTAGTTTATTTATTTCCGATATTATATTTTGGGCACAGTTCCCATTGATCTTTGTCTTTATGGGAAATGATTTTAATTTGTCTCAATGGAGCATGTTCTCTTAATTTAGAAGGATCTACCGCAGAAACCAAACCCCAATCACATAACAATTGTGCGATAGTGTTTCGTCTTAACATATCATTTTCTTCGAAGTTAGATTTTTTACCATCAAGTAAGAACAGTTCTTTGAAGTGTACGATGAAATATCTACCTTGTTTGTGCAAGATGTGACACGATTGAAATAGTTTTTGTTCTTTACGAGACGCTACACCTATTCGGGTAAGAGTCTCACGTACTTTTAAAAAATCATCGGGTTCATTCAATGTAATTTCCAGCATATCTGCTGGAATCCATATATTATTTTCTTCCACCTTTATACATCCTTTTACTCAATTCAGTTAAGTCTTCGGCGGAGAGTACGGACAGAGCTTGTTTTGCTTTTTCGTTGCTGTATCCATAATACTCTTTTACCACTTCCAAATCAGTAACGACCTCAGGTTTTATCCACTTAGAGAATCGTTTTCGTTTTCTAACAATATTTATAAGAAAATCAAACTGAAGCTTCTTGTCAAGGATATGATACTGGTTCATAGCATTAGCTACAGCCACAGTATCTTGGAAATACGATAGTGAACGATTGGACATGTAAGGTAGATAATCCTTTTCTGTTTCTTCGTCTACAATCATATTAGTTTTGGTGTAATTTATAGCAGTTACATATTCAAAGGGGTTCATTAACACCATCCATTTTCATAATCAATACGATATAAGATTTTTATTCTTTCAATTATATCATGTGTTACTTCTAAAGACAAACCTTTTATACTTTTATTTTCGCGTAGATTAATTATCTGATTCTTTTTATTTTCGGACCATGGCGGATTAATAATTTTTAACATATGAGATATAGCTTGATCCATATCAGTTAAATCATATACGTAATTGTATTTATTTTTATCACCATAAAAATAAGTCTGTGTTAAAAAATGCCAGTTCATCACATTACCCTTTTCAACTGCGGTTATCACTTCTTCTAAAGAAGAAAATCCTTTTGCAGGATAAGGTCGTATACTTGCATTTTTAACATGATATTTGTTGTTTAGATAATCAACGCCCGATAGAAATCTTTTCACAGGATCTCTTTTTATTGCAAAACGAATGCTGTTTTTTCTGAACGGAGGATCTAAGATATCACCATAGTCCCACCATTGTTTCTCTCTATGATTACTAGGACCGCCTTTAATATAGGTATAATCAGCTCTTCCTCCTAATTTTTGCCAGAGAGTTTTGGAATTTGTAAGACCACACTTCGGCGCAAGTCTAAGATCAACAAGTTTAGGAAGGTACAATATATTCTCAACACTCATTTGAATTCAACTCCTGCCATAACCTCAGTCATACAAGCAACCATGTTCAACTCATGATCTGCAACGAATGCAGCCTTGTACTGATAATCAGCAAGGATCAACACTAACTGTGGTATGCTTCCAGTATCAATACGTTCATACATGCTGTCGTACATGTGACGAAAGATAGCTGCTGTATCAACATCGATGTTGTTAGCCACCCATGTTCTCATCTTCTTAAAGTCTTTGGCTTTAAGTGCTTCAAACAAACCGTCGTAGTTGTTCGTGTCTGCATTAACAGAGACATTTAGAACGCCACCCACAGACGCACGTTGAAGTTCATTAAGAACTCGTCGCCAATCCGGAGCATGTTTCATGATCACATTAGCTAGAGCTTCTGTCTGCCCATTCAGATCTACATTCTCTTTCTCAAGAATTTCCATAGATCTTTTCATCATCTGTTCACACAGCTTTGCCATGTCTTTCTTAGATGTGTTGAATTCATATACACCACACCTAGAATGGAGTGGTTCAATGATTCTATTCTTGAAGTTACAGGTGAGAATGAATCGGCAGTTATCTGAAAACTCTTCGATGAACCCACGTAATGCAGGTTGTGTCGATTGAGGATTCAGATAATCTGCCTCATCAAGGATAACAACTTTGACACCACCCTGTAGGGAAACAGACGAAGCAAAACGTTTAATCTTGCCTCTTAGGGTTTCAATGTTGCCTTCTTCTGAACCGTTGACTATGATAAAGTCTAGGTCAAGTTCGTTACAAAGAGCCTTTGCAACTGTGGTCTTACCGAGACCTGCGGTGCCGGTGAACAACATGTTTGGTAATTCACCGGACTTGATTATTTCACTGAATGTTTCTTTTAACTTAACTGGTAAAATTGTATCCGCAATCTTCGCGGGGCGATACTTCTCAACCCAAAGAAACTCTTCTCTGCTCATTCACATACCTCATAATATAATAGTGCTGCTTTTACCCAGCTTCAGGATCACTGTTGGACTCTTCGGTCTCTACCATTTGAATTAAAGCAATACATTGATCTCGTAATTGTCCAATGGTAGCCAGCTCTTCACCACGAAAGCCGCCTCGTCCAGCAACAGTGTCAATCACTGCAACAGTACTTCGTGTTACACGATTAACCAAATCAATCATTTCTTCATTATCACTCATAATTATACTCCATATGTACTAGTTTTTTCAAGTGCAACCCAGTATTCAATACCGGAAGATTTGTTCACGAAATGTGAAATTAATTTAGATGAGATTGCAACATCATAATCGCCATCAATCATTTTAAGATTCGCAATATTAAACACGAAACTAAAATTAGAATCTTCGAACTTACCATCAACATCAATTGAGAAAGCGTTAGAAGTTTTATCATTGTTATCTATAACAGATAAATTCATTACATTTCCTGACGCTGATACTGAAACTTCAGTGTGACCAAGGACAGAAGCGGCGCGTTTAATTTTCAAAAGCGTTTCACGTTCTAATGTAAAGTTAACTTCGGCTTCAGGCATGATAATATCTTTACTAGGTGAAGTCAAGATTTCCGTATCAGAATAATGATACTTAATACGCGAACGACCACTGCCATCACTCACGATGACATAGTTGTCTTCAAATTTTAATCGTGGAGTGTCTAACAAAGATAAGGTACTAAGAAACTCATTGAGATCATAGATGCCAAACCTGCGGGGGAACTCAACATCTAATGTTGATGTACTTAAAACATTCTTAGCTTCAGATACAGTTTTTACCACATTACCTTCGTTAAAAACGATGTTTGAATTGATTGATGCGAAGTTTTTTAAAACTTCTAATGTTGATTCAGATAGTTCCATGATATATTCCT